TTATTGGCTGGCCCATAGGACGCGCGCCTTCCATTCCACTTCATCGGCGGAGAGGCTGCGATCGGGGTGCTCGGGGTTGAGTGATTTCAGCTCGATCCGTTGCGCCGTCTCGCGGAGCAGGACCTTGGCCATGACCTCACCCTCGCGTGTTTTCACGATGACCCGGTCGCCCTTGCGACAACGCTCCTGCGGGCAGACAATGACGATGTCGCCCTCACGATAAACGGGCTCCATGCTATCGCCGCTAATCTCCAGGGCATAGGCGTGAGGGTCGCCCACATCAGGAAAATTCACTTCGTCCCAGCCGCCGCCAGACGGATATCCCGCATCATCAAAGTATCCTTCGGCACCCGCTTGCGCGAAGCCGATCAATGGGACGTGAAGGTGTTTGAGCGCCCCCGCACCATCTTCGACGAAGCTTGTGAACTCCGCCAGATTGGCGCCGGTTGCATCGAGAATTTTAGAAATACTCTCCATGCTCGGCCAGCGTTCCCGTCCATCTCGGGTGACACGTTTGCTTTTGTTAAACGTCGTGGGGTCCAGCCGGGCCCGCTTCGCCAAGCCCGAGGCTGAAAGACCGCGATCACGAGCAAGGGCGTCGATCGCGCGCCAGATATCTGAGTGCTTAACCATGGGAACATTATCATGGCATAGCGGTAAAAATGCACCAGGAACGTCATCCTAATAACCTTGTATTCCATACCATAATTCCTATAATGGAGGCGCATTATGCCTTGAGTCGCGTATAACAGAAGGCGCGCAACGTGCAAAATAGGTCCAATTCGGAAACAGAGTGCTCCAGCAGCGCGATGACGCCGTTTTCTTGTGCTGAAGAGGCCTGGTTCTGGTTTATCCGCTGCCAGAGGCTGCGAAGGGAAGGTGCCCGTATAGGAGCGGCCACGTCAGCCATCCAGCGCCCATGCGATCCCGATGATGTCTACCGCGTGGTGGCCTCACTTGCGCGAGCGGGCCGGATAAGCCGGCTGCATATGGTCATTCTTGAACGGTTCGGTCAGCTTGGCTGTCCGCCCGATGCGCGCTGCTGCGGCGAATCACTGGCAGCGCGCATTTGGGATCAGGCCCTCGCGCACATCGCGGTACCGCTGCGTCAAAAGGGGATCATCGAGTAGATCTCATGGCGATGCTCATTCCCGAACACTATGGCAAAGCAAGGTTATTCGCGGAAGGTACGCGAGCCTATGTTGTGTTCACCGACTTCTCTCGAATCAGATGGTTACAGTGGCTCCGCCGTGGGTATCGACATTGTTTCGTCGTCTTGGGTACCGGGAGCCTGGGGCTGATTTATGATCCGATGGCAAACTGCACCGTTCTGACGGGGTTGATGCAGGTGGACTGGGACGCGATTGGTGGCCGTTATCGGCAAATGGGCTACACGGTTGTCGAAACCACAATCCAGCCTCCCGGGCTTGCCGTGTCATACATCCGGCCGTTTACCTGCGTCGAAGCCGTTAAGCGAGTTCTCGGCATTCACGCCCCATGGGTTCTAACGCCCTGGCAGCTTTACAGATATTTGATCGGGTCTGGTACTTCACATTCAGATAAAAATCTTGACAATACAGAAAGATAAGGAATATAGTCCTTTTAACGACCGCTAGCATTGTGACTATATGTCAGAATTTCTCCTTATGTGATGAAAATAGGCATAGAAATATATAATTAAAGCCGCCTTGCTGGATTGTGGTCCTGTTGAAAAAAGAGGTTTTGACCCCCTAAGCCAATCATGGGGCGGTTTTTGTTCGGAGAAACTATATGTCAGGTCTGATACCTGAAGACATCATTCGCCGTTATCAACGCGCTAAGGAACGCCGTGCGGGGTGGGAAGGCATCTGGCAGGACTGTTATGATTTTGCCCTACCGTCGCGCGATACCGCCGTGCGCGTCTCAAGTTCCCGTCGCGGCATGAACGCGGATCGTTTGTTTGACGGTACGGCGCCAGATGCCGTTGACCAGTTGGCGTCGAGCCTCATGGCACACCTGACGCCACCGTGGGGGGAATGGTTCGGATTTACCGTCGGTCCCGATGTTCAGTCCGAAGATCGTTGGCAGCTCACCCAGGAGTTGGAGCGAGCAACCACGGTCCTCCAGTCGCATTTTGACCGTTCGAATTTTGCCGTTGAAATGCATCAGTGCTATCTGGATTTGGTGACGGCCGGCACGGCGTCTCTCTTATTCGAGGAAGCCGCGCCTGGTGAAGTGTCAGCGTTTCGTTTCACGGCCGTGCCCCTCTCGCAAATCGTTTTGGAAGAAGGACCATCGGGGCGTCTGGATACGACGTTCCGGCGAAGTGAATTCACGCAAGCGCAGTTGATCAAGCGATTTCCCGCTTACGAGGTGGTGGGCGGTGCCGCGAATGCGACGGGCGATGGCCATGAGCTCAGAGCACCGGTCATAGAAGCCGTGATGCCGTGTAGCTCGGGTTACTCATATGTGGCGATCCTTGAAACCGATCCCTTCAGTGGGCGGGGGGTAAGCGTGCTTGCCGAGGGGCAGTTCGCGGCTTCACCGTTCATTAATTTCCGCTGGCTTAAGGCACCGGGCGAATACTACGGGCGTTCTCCTGTCATGAAGGCATTGCCCGACATCAAGACCGCCAACAAAGTCGTGGAACTGGTTTTGAAGAACGCATCCATTGCGGTGACGGGCATATGGCAAGCGGACGATGATGGTGTGATCAATCCGGCGACGATCAAGCTCGTTCCGGGAACCATTATTCCGAAAGCCGTCGGGTCCGCAGGCTTAAAACCTCTGGAGACGCCGGGACGGTTCGACGTCTCGGAACTTGTGCTCGATCAGCTGCGCGGCCGGATTCGGAAGGCGCTGTTCGTCGACCAGTTGGGCCAGGTCAATGGTCCGCGAATGACGGCGACCGAGGTCTTAGAGCGAGCCGCTGAAATGGCGCGTGTTCTGGGCGCCACGTTCGGCCGTCTGCAAAGCGAATTACTCTCGCCCATTATGATGCGCGCGCAAACGATTCTGGCACGTCGTGGCGAGATACCCGCGATCCCTGTCGATAGCCGGTTGGTGAACCTGGACTATCGCTCGCCGCAAACCCGTTTCCGGGGGCAGCAGGAGATACAGAATACGTTGGTCTGGCTTGATGCCGTCCGCTCTCTTGGGCCCGATGCTCAAGCGGCTGTGAATCAGGTGGCCGCTGCCCGTTGGCTCGGCCGAGAACTCGGCGTGCCAGAGGAGCTGTATCAAAATGAATCGGACGTGAACACGGCATTGGAGATGGAGGCACAAGAAGCACTCATTGAACTCATGAGCGAAAATCCTGGAGCGGAAAAACCTCCGCTCAATTGAACGCTGGCGCGGCTCTAGCCGAGTAAGCCTTTGAAAGGATGCATATGGTTGAAATAAGCAGTGGCTGGGAAGGGATTGACGCCGCGAGAGAAGATACCGGAGTTGACCAGAACGCATCATCCCAAACGGAGATCGCCCAAGCATTCACGCGATGCTTTGCGACCTCCCCGGGGTGTCAGGTTCTGGATCACCTGCGAGCAATAACTCTTGACAGAAGCCTTGGGCCACATGCCTCGGAAGCCTTGTTGCGGCATGCCGAAGGTCAAAGGCAACTGGTTCTTCACATCATTACGCTGATAGCAAAGGGGCGCGAGGGCGTATAGCTCTTCGTGGAATATGAACGTGACCGATAACTTACAATCTATTGAAACCGAAGTTCCCGAGAACCTTCTGTCCGCCGGTGTTGCGCCCGTGGAAGCCGGTGACCCGGCGATCGCCGATGGTACGGACACTGACAAGCCGGAACGGCCGGACGGCATTCCAGACAAATTTTGGGACGCCGAAACCTGTGAATTGCGTACAGAGGCATTGGTTAAGTCGTATGTGGAGTTGGAAAAAAAACTAGGTGGTCTGAACGGTCAGCAACCCCCGTCCCAACCCGACGACTATCAGATTGATACCAAGAATGAACTTCTTGCTAGCGATCCTTCCGTCAATGAACGGCTTCATCAAGCCGGTTTCACCCAAGAGCAAGCCCAAGTCGTTTATGACCTGGCGTCTGAGCGGCTCATGCCGATGGTGGCGGAGATCGCCAGCATTTACGAAACCGAAGGTCAAGTCGCTCGTCTGGTCGAGCACTTCGGTTCAGAGCCGCGATGGCAGGAAGCTTCGCGTCAAATCGCGGCCTGGGGCCAGTCCAGGTTGCCAACGCGGGTATTCGAGGCGCTTTCGTCTACTTACGAGGGGGTCGTAGCCATGCAGCGGATGATGGACGCTGGTGAGCCGGGCCTGAGCGTAGACGCGGCACAGTCCGAAGAAGGTGTCTCTGAATCAAGTTTAAAAGGTCTTATGCGTGACCCCCGGTATTGGCGCGATAAAGAACCTGAGATTGTGGCCCAGGTCCGGAATGGTTTCAAGCAACTGTATAAATGACAAGATCAAATCAATAAAAAATACTTAGGAAATAATTAGTATACATAAGTTCAGATTAAAATTTAAATTTTTATTATATTTGAGATAAATACTGAATAAGAAGTAGTGATTACTATAATATTTTTACTACGGGCTGGATAACCCTTTTCATCAAGTCGCTAGGGCCCGGCTCAGCGCCAACGCTATTACTCCGGCGGTTTTGCCACAACCGGGGCGCGTGGCACCTCCACAGTAAACACACGAGAAGCAATGAGGAGATAACCGCATGTCGACGTCAGTCGATCAGGCTTTCATCAAGAATTTCGAAGCGGAAGTCCATATTCAATATCAGCAGATGGGGTCCAAGCTTCGCACGACCGTGCGGGTAAAGGACAGCGTCATTGGTGCCAGCACGACGTTCCAGAAGGTCGGTAAGGGCGTCGCGTCAACAAAAGCGCGCCATGGAAAAGTGCCGGTCATGAATGTCGATCATGAGCCCATCGAAGTCACTCTTCAGGATTATTACGCCGGCGACTGGGTCGATAAGCTGGATGAACTGAAGGTCAATATCAACGAGCAGCAAGTCGTTGCGCGTGCCGGCGCTTACGCGCTCGGCCGCAAAACCGACGAGCTGATTATCGGCCAGCTGAATCAAACCACGTCGGTCGCAGGTGATGACACGGTCGGTCTGACCAAGGAGAAAATCCTTCAGGCTTTTGAAATGCTGGGCGAAACCGATGTGCCTGATGATGGTCAGCGCTTCGCGGTGATCGGCTGGAAGCAATGGAGCGATCTGCTCAACATCGAGGAGTTCGCCAACTCTGAATATGTTGGGGACGAGGAGCTTCCTTGGAAAGGCACTCAGGCCAAGCGGTGGCTGGGCACGCTATGGATCCCACACTCAGGGTTGCCGATCGGCGAGTCCGAGGGCGTTCGCCGGTGTTTTTGGTATCACAAGACCGCCATCGGTCATGCCATCGGTGCCGAAGTCAAAACGGACATCACATGGCATGGCGATCGTGCCGCTCATTTCGTCAACAATATGATGAGCCAGGGTGCAGGTATTATTGACGCATCCGGCGTGATTGCTCTGCCCTGCAAAGAAAACTAAGGAAGTTAAATCATGGCTTTTCAATCTAAAGATTTGAGTGTTTTAGCATATGCCAACGGTTTTACACTTTGGCATTACGCCACAAATGATAGCGCTAATCAGGCAGATTCTTCTCAGTATTTCAATAATGCCTCTGACATGCTGCGAGTTGGTGACATGATCCTGGCTAACGTCAATCAAAGTGGCCAGCCGGGAGCGGGTGTGCTCGTCGTAACAAGCAGCACGGGCGGTGTCGTTGATGTGGCGAATCTGACCGCGTTTGGTGCCAGTAACGACCGTTAGTTCATCGAGTTAAGTTGTAATATTAGTAAATATTGTGGCCCCTGCCGCATATTTTGCGGCAGGGGTAAAAATTAACAAATAATATATACAGTGTATTTGACGTTTATTTTATTGAAATACATAAATTATTTATAATTCGACGACTAGGTGGTTTCCCGAATAAGGATTTAAATAATGACTTTGAGTGCAATCGATCTTTGTGCCCGCGCGCTCATAAAAATCGGTGCAAACACAATTGCCTCGTTCACCGAAGGCACCGCTGAGGCCGAGGTTTCAGCGAGTTTATATGCGACGGTCCGAGACGCGCTGCTGTCCGCCCATCCATGGAATTTCGCCATTGACCAGGCGCGTTTAAGTCAACTCGCATCCCCGCCCAAGGCGGATTTTGAGTATGCGTTCCAGCTCCCCGTTGGTTGCATACGCGTTCTATCCGCGGGGGCTGGCGGGCGAGGGATGGGGCTTAGGTACCGTGTCGTTGGTCGTGAACTGCATACCTCATCGTCTGAGGTGACGCTGACATTCGTTAGTCGGCCCGACGAGGACCTGTTCCCGCCGTTCTTCGCAATGGCTCTGATTGCTCAACTTGCCGCTGAGTTCGCCATTCCACTGACCGATAGCACGTCACGGTGGCAGGCTCTGAGGAAGGTCGCTGAAGAAGAGTTCCGCCGCGCCAAGCTGATCGATGCGCAAGAAGATACCCCCGCTCAGATCAATGATTTCACCCTTATCGAGGAACGTTTCTAATGGCGCGTCTACGTGTCCATAAAACCAGCTTTGCCGCCGGGGAGGTTTCTCCGCTCTTGCTCGGACGTCGAGACTTGCGAGCCTTTGATAATGGCGCGGCGGCCCTGAGAAACGTCTTTGTCCATCCGGAGGGAGGCGTGTCGCGCAGGCCCGGATTGCGCTACGTGGACATGGCCAATGGTCCCGGACGCCTTGTCGCTTTCGAATTCAACACCGAGCAGGTCTATCTGATGGTGTTCAGCCATCAGCTGTTGCAGGTCTTTCGAGATGGCGTGCGGGTTTCTGACCTTGCGGCGCCTTGGACAGAGGATCAGATCCGGCAGATCAATTGGACCCAAAGCGCAGATACGTTGCTCGTGGTTCATCCCGACGTACCACCGAAAAGCATTACACGGTCTCTGGGGGAAGTCTGGGCGATCTCCGATTGGCATTTTCACACTGAAAACAACCGGATTCATTCACCTCACAATAAGTATTTTGATGAGACGGTAACGGTACAGCCAAGTGCCCTTAGTGGTCAGATCACGGTCACGGCATCTTCCGACGTGTTTTCAGCCGACTACATTGGTCTTCGTTTGCGGATCGGCAACAAAGAGATCCAAGTCAGCGGTTATGTCTCGCCCAGCGTTGTCAATGCGGACGTAAAGGAAACCTTGTCGAGCACCGCGGAGACGACGGACTGGTCGGAGGAGGCGTACTCTCCCATCAGGGGATGGCCCGTATCCATTGGTTTTCACCAAGACCGTCTCGTGATCGGGGGATCGCGCGATCTGCCGAACCGGTTATGGCTCTCGAAATCCGGAAATATTTATAACTTTGATTTGGGAGAAGGATTGGACGATGAGTCGATCGAATTTCCAATTCTTTCCGATCAAGTCAACGCCATTCGCAACGTATTCTCCGGTCGGCATCTGCAGGTGTTTACGTCCGGCGCGGAATGGATGGTCACGGGCGATCCATTAACGCCCACGAATATCCAGGTACGACGGCAGACACGGATCGGTTCTCCGTCCGATCGCACCATTCCGCCGCGCGACGTGGACGGAGCGACCGTGTTTATCTCCCGCACCGGAGGTGAAATTCGGGAGTTTCTGTTCACAGACACTGAACAGGCTTACCAGGCGGCGGACCTCAGTCTGCTGGCGCATCATCTCATTCGTGATCCGGTAGATATGGACCTCGACCACTCACGGAGACTTCTCCACGTGGTCATGGACGATGGAACCATAGCCACGCTGACCGTGTACAGGGAAGAACAGGTGAATGCCTGGAGTTTACAAGAGACGGAGGGACGTTGTCTGTCCGTCGTGTCCGTCGGTCTTGAGACCTACGTGCTGGTCGAACGCGCAAATGGCTACACGATCGAAGTATTCGATGGTGACATGTATGTGGACTCAGCACTCAACGGTACAAGCGCGACAGAGACGGCAATTTGGTCAGGGTTGGATCATCTCGAAGGTCAATCGGTAAAGGTTATTGCTGACGATGCTGTCTTTCCCGACGAGACGGTAAACGAGGGTCAAATTGCTCTCGGTGCACCGGCACGTCGATTGCAAGCTGGTCTTTCCTTTCGTCATCTCATCAAACCTCTGCCCATTGCTCCATCCGGAGCCTCCGGATCACAAGGAGGAAAGATTCGCCTGATCTCGCTGACATGCCGGTTATGGCAATCAGCCGCGCTTCATCTGGACGTGGGTTACGGAATTATAGAGGTGCCGATCAGGCGTTTTGGCGCCGATACCTTTGACTCCATGCCCGAACCTTTCACGGGGGACAAGACCGTTCGCGGATTGGGGTGGAGAGCCGACGGCACGAAGCCTCTGTGGCGACTGGAACAAGACGTGCCCTTGCCGTTTACGCTGTTGTCGGTGTCGACTGAGATCAGCGTGAACGGATAAAGGCACAAATCCCTAGAAAGAACACACCCGAGCAACACACATTTTCCAGCATCGTAGGAGTTAAACGCATGGGAGCAGTTGGCTCGTCAGCCGCCATGGCCGCATTACAAATTGGGATGAACGCCGCCGAGCAGGAGGCAGCGATGGATGCTCGAAAAGCTGAGGCAAAGGTCCGGGCATCTCAGATTCGCCAGTCCCAGCAGGTGAACGATCGGGAGCGACGCCAGCGGCTGAAGCGCGCTCTGGCGTCGCAGCGTGCACAATTCGGATCACGCGGAATCGCGCAAACCGGTTCGGCGAATGCCGTCTTGGGCGGTTTGGCGGCTGAGGCCGATCGGCAGACCCTTGACGCAGCGAGCCTTGCCAGTGCCCGGACGAATCTCATCAACACCGGCCTGGAGAATGCTGCCAATCAAAGCCTTCTTGCCGCTTCGCGACCAGCCAACAGGTTCGCCATGAGTCTCCTGCAGAGCAATTTGAGCAATAACTCGTTACTGGAAAAATAGATTTAGTATTTAATGGTGGATTTCATGAGCGAGCATATGAAAGTTATGAATAATAAAAATGTAATACACTATATTAGTGCCCCTAATCAAAAAGATTATCAATATAAATTTCTTGTATTTGATGAGGAAGATTTATCCGTATTTATCGATTCTCAGATATTGACCTCCGGGTATTCGGTATCAGGAGTTGGCGAGAGTGAGGGTGGGACGGTGATTTTGGACAGCGCCCCGCCGGAGGGTACGCACGTTACCCTCATTCGCCAGCTTAAGATTGAGCGGACATCGGACTTCCAGCCATCTGGCGAATTCCGGGCCGATGTCTTAAATACGGAGCTCGATTATCTCACGGCCACCGTTCAAGACGTCGCGGTAGCCACCAATCGCTCAATCCGTATCGTGCCGACGGACGACGATACCGATGTGACCTTAACTCTGCCGGAGAAGGCGGCTCGAGCGAATAAATGGCTTGCGTTTGACGGGCAAGGCAATGTGACCCTTGCCACGGCGCCAAGCGGTGGATCCGCGGTTGGCGGAGCATCGCAATGGGGCCAGATTACCGGGCTCCTTTCCGCCCAATCTGACCTTCAGGCCGCACTTAGTGGCAAGGCGGACGCGGCGCACGCCCATGACGGCTCCTATGCGTTTGCCAGTCATGTGGGTGACGGCGGAAATGCCCATGCACAGGCTTCGCCTGTAAGCGCCGGCTTTATGTCGCCATCGGACAAGCAAAAACTTGACGGCATCACAGCGTCTGCGGAGGTAAATCCAACCGGTGCTGAACTTGTCGCGAGCATCAATGGCGAACTCGGCGGAACCTCCTGGCAGAGTGGAGGCTCCGGAACGCCTGCTTGGGGCTCGATTTCCGGGACGCTCAGCGCCCAGCCGGACCTTCAGGCGGCTTTGGCCGGGAAGTCTGATTCCGCCCACCATCACGACGGCAGCTACGCGATCGTATCTCATATTCATGCCGACGCATCCTCCGGTACGTCCGGGTATATGTCATCGGCGGATAAGCAGAAGCTCGACGGTATAGAGCCCAACGCCAGCGCGGAC